TATTGAACGCCACGATCACGTAGTTATACGCGCTCGCGTAGTCCGTCCCGTTGGCACCAGGGGGATCGGTCACCAGGCCGACCACGCGGAACGGCAGCGTGTCGGTGGTGTTTGGTGTCTCGACATACATGCCAGAGATGCCGGTCGCGCTGTTGCCAGTGCCGACGTTCAGCTGGATGTTGGCGTTGATGCTGGCGATGCCGATGGCAGTGCCGCCGGCCTGCACAATGAACCGAGAGTTCACGTCGTTGACGACGTAAGCGGTCACATCGCCGGTATTGTCGGCGCCGGGCCAGTAGTTGCTCCAAACGGTCCGCTTCTGCGACGTGGACAGATACTTGCAGCCCTGAAAGATGCCGGCAAGCTGGACGGTGGATGCGGTGGCCTGCGCGATGTAGCCCGTATTGAGCGGGATCACAGCGTCGCCGAAATAAATGGGCGTGGTGTTCGTGGAAGCGATCAGCATTTCGACCTGTTCATAGGTCGGAGCCGATCCATTTCCCTTTGCCTGACGAAATCCGAACGGGGCATTGGTATTCGCCACGACGGTTCTCCTTCTAAAAGGAGGTTCCATCGTCGCGCGCCGGGGCGACTGTGAACCGGGGATACGAAACCCGACCCCGAGGCCGAGTGCCCGTATTATTTACGTGTTCCGTCTAAAAAGCAAGCGCGAAAATCGCGGGCGGAATTGCACGCAAAAAGAAACCCGCCAATCCGGAGACTGGCGGGCGAGTTAGTGGCAAAAGCCACGGAACGTAGGGGAGAGAAGAACCCCATATACGCCATCAATCCGGGACAGACAACGGCTCATATCCCTTCTTGATATCCGGCCGAATGCGCGGGCCAAGCGGCGTGTCCGCCTCCGAACCTGACAACTGCGCTTCCTTCGCCCGCATCTGCAACCGCGCGCGCCGCTTTTCCGCATCCCGAGCTTCCTCGACCAACTCGGTCGGCCGCTCCATCAACACCAAGCCCTTGCGCTCAATGTGCCGATGCGTGCCCTCAAACGGCATCATGTCGGGATGGCGCGACGTGGGCACTTCCTCCCATCCCATCCGCTTCAACTCGACCTGATAGGCAGGGTCTTCCTGCCCGTAGACCGTGCGGCGCTTCCATTCGTAGGTCCATCCTTCCGGTGCGCGCGGCGCCTTGAAATCGTCCTGTCCTTCATCCAAATCGCCGCCAAGATGCCCACGGATTTCGGCCGCACGTTGCGCCGCACGGGCACGGGGATCGTCGGGACGCTGCGGCGCGCGCGGATCGGGGCGCGCAATCGTCTCAATCGTCTCAGTCTCACTCACCAAACCAACCATTTCTGGCTTCTCCTTGCGTGGCCGCCCTCTAGGGCGCGAAATTGTGTCCATCTGCCTTACAACCGGCCCTCGGCGATCAGTTTTGCCTTGTTCGCCGCATATTCCTTCACCGTCATGCCCATGTCAGCCGCCATATTGGCCTCGGCCTGCGTCAAACGCATCACGTTCGGCTTCTGACCTGGCACATTCTGGCGTGAAACAGGCGCGGCAGGCGGTGCGGAACGCCGTTGCGCGGGCGCGGCGGCACTGGACATCGGGCTTTCTTCCTCTTGCGGCGTGGGATCGGGTGCGCGTGGCGTTTCAGCCGCCCGAACCGGCTTTAATTTCAGCGTTGTCTCGACAAAATCAAAGTATTCCGGCGTATCAGCGCCAATTCCGTCCGCCACGGCCAGATTGTGAGCCGCAACCATCTTTTGAAACATGCGCTGATCGGTCACGCACTCCGGATGCTTGCGAACCCATGCCGCCGACGCCGCCGAAAGCTGACTGGCCAAGGCTTCAACCGGATCAGCCGCGACCGGAACCGCCTTTTGCGGTGGCGCGGCCTCCATTGCGGCTTTGCCGTCCGTTAACCGCATCATATTCGCGGCATTCGTCGCCATCGCTTCCTGAATATCGGCCGCCTTGTCGTAATCGCCGATCGTCCATGCCTCTTTCAACGCCAGTTTCAGCGTTGCCGTGTCCTGACGCACCCGCTCAATGGCGCCGTTCACCATGTTCAGGTTCGCATCATGCGCGCCCGTGCGAGCTTGTGCGGCCTGTTCCGCCGCTTCCCGCGCCTGACGTTCTGCCGCAAGCCGCGTGGCCTTCTCAGCCGCAAGCTGCGCCCGTAGCGTCTCGATTGCCGGCGCTACAGTGTCCTCTTGTTCCGGAGACTCGGCAGTCACGACGCCTTCTTCAACGTCCAGATCAATGATGATTTCCGGATCGTCGGTTCCGCTCATGGTTTCACTCATGGCCTACCTCACCACACCATTTCGGGGGATGCCACGCGGCACCGGATGGCGTCATCACGGATAATCCGGCATTTCACGCCATGAATATCAATGCGCCAAGCATCCGAGGGGCGATAGATCAGCCAATCCCCGATGTTGATGTTGGCGTCTTGAAACCAAACGCCCTTAGCATCCTCGAACGCCGCCGGCCCCTTCTTCAACAGCAAGCCGGCCTTGCCCTGAAACTCGTCCTCCTTCAACACCTGATCCGGCATGATGATGCCGCCCGCCGTCTTCGTCGGACGCTGCCAGATGGCAACCAAAATATCCGTATTGAAGATGTCCAATTCTCGCAGATCGCCAATCTGATCGAACACTTCCTTGCGGAACATATCGACCGGCGTCATCGCGTGCCCAATATCCATTCATCGTCTCCTATCTGTTTCGCTGATTGGCGCGCTTGCCCGCTTCGCCCATCAGATCGTCCATAACCAGTCGCAACGCGACAATCTGCCCCATTACGTGCCGAAAATCGGCAACTGTCTCGTAACCGTTGCCTTCCAACTGATCCCGCAATTCCTCAATCCGTGCGGCAATCAGCTTTCGTAGCTCTGTCTCCCAAAGGCTCGATAGCGTTTGCATCGTATTCCCAATGTCTCCGGGGTGGGCGGGGACCCGATGGCAAAGCCCCCGCCCGTTCCATAGGCCGGGAGACGATCAGCCCATGGAATTGCGAGCGATTGCCGTCTTCTGCAACCGCCCTTTGCCAGACAGCGAACCCGCCGTCATGTCTTTGTATGACTTCATCGCGCGCCCGCCCGACTTGCGGCCCATCGGCATACCGCCCGGCATACCCGGCGGCATCATGGGAGGCGCGCCACCCGCTTGCGGCATACCCGGCGGCATCGGAGGCGGTGGCGCCGGCATACCCGGCATGGCGGCGTCCTGTGGCTTGCCTGTGGCAATGACGATGTTGATGTTCGTCTTGCCCTTGGCCTTGCCGCCCGCCGCGTGCGCCGAACGTCCGCCCGTGGGACGCACGCCCGTCAGGTCTGTCACGGTCGATCCGCCGGTTGCCCGGCCCTTGCGCGCGGTGCCGCCCTTCTTCAACCCGAGTAGCTTCTTCACGCCACCCGATGGCGCGGACGGCGCAAACCCAAGGCGATCAGGCGCCACACCTGCGCGACCGGCCGCCTCGGCCATCGCCGGATCAACCATCGGGCCGCCGCCCTGCTTCTTGGCGCGACCGCCGCGCTTCTTCGCGACAATGCCACCCGGAAGAACGCCATCCTTGGTGTTCCATTTATCCATGAGGCGATCGGCTTCTCTCTCGCCCGCCGTGGGGCCGGAAGCGCGCGCCGCCGGACGTGGCGCAGAACGGGCCGGAGCCGATGCCATCGCAGCGCGACCGCTACCCGTCAGCGCGCCCTCGCCAGGCGAACGCGGGTTCGGCGGCTTCACAACCGCGCCCTCATCCGCGCCCTCATCCGCGCCCTCATACACGACCTTGTAATCGGCGTTGTAATAGGCGTCACGCGGTCGCGTAGGCTCGGGCTTCTTCATCGCCTCCAACTGCGCGGCAGTCCGAGCGTTCCGGCGCTTGGCGACGTTAGAAATCCAACCGCCATCTTCCTTCTTCGTCCGCCCGCCACGCTTCAACGCGCCAACGTGCTTGATACCCTCGCGATACTCGTTCGCCGTCTTCTGGTTGCGGTTCATCTTCTCCACAACCTCGCCGCCATCCTTGTAGGCGCGGCGGCTGATCGGTCGCATCCCGGTCTTCACGTCCGCATTCAACGGCTCGCATGGCGACCAACTCGACGCGTCAACCTTCTGACGCGGATCGCCGCCCGCTCGCTTCTTTGCCATAGCATCCCGCTTGGCACGCAACGCCTTGGCGTTGATTTCCATGACCTATACCCCTTCCTGCAAATCACGCACAAACTCTGGCGTCATCAAGCCTTGAACCGCGCCAAGTCCTTCCGGGTTCTGCAACGCATCCTGGATAATCCGCGCCATGGCCACCTTCTCCCGGCTCTCACGCTCCAACGCCCGGTTTTCCGCGTCGGCATGAACATCGGCGGCCTTGATCTCCAATTCCTTGACATTGGCCTGGGCAACCATCGCCTCATTCGGGTCCGGCTGCGCGTCCGCCTGCGCCGTCTGTTGGTCAAGCTGCAACTGCGCCTGATCCACCATCAGCTTGCCGTCAACTTCCTTGGCCTTGGTGGCGCTGTCCTGCTTCTTCAACTCCAACTCGGCCGTCTTTGCCAGCACATCCGGAGGCGGTCTGTTTCGCATCGCAGCCGGCGCAAAGAACTGGTCGGGATTGTTCCAGCCCAACGCCCGCAACGCCGCGCTATCGACCGCGTATGCGTCGTAAAGCATGGGATTGGCCTGCTGTAGCTGCTTGATCGCCATCACCTTCATAACGCGTTGCGCGTGGCTTGCCGTGTTCGGGTCCGCCTGCGGAACAAGGTCATAGTCCTTGACGGCCGCCATGAACGTCGCCTCATCCCAAGGATAAGCCGGCCTACGGTTCCGCTCCCAAAAGCTATTGGGGTTCTCGCGGAAGCACTCTTTCAACATCTGGAACTCATCGGCCTGCGCCGCGTGCATCCTCTTGTGGACGCTGTTCATGATCTTGGTAGCCTGCTCAATCATCGCAATCGTGGTTCCAACCGGCGCGTCCGCCCGGCCCTCGCCAACCTGTTGCTCCGACGTGCCGCCAATCCTCATGCCCGTCTCGGCCATGTTGGCCACCAGCGCCATGAGTGAAGGCGCGGCCTGGCTGTTATACGGCAACGCCATGATAGCATCGCCTAACTTCATGCCGTTCGTTTTGATCGGAGCGCCACCGCCCGGCGGAACTCGAAAGATGTTGGTATTCTGCCGCCCGCCGGTATCCGCAAACAGAAAGCCGGGGAAGTTGGCATACATGCCGCTATCGAGCAATTCACGCCACGCCGCCGTGATGGCGTTGGTCGTGTTGCCCAGAATGTGCAGCAACCCGATACCGTAGAAGCCCATTCCCTTCACAAAATGAAAATCCACAAACGCCTGCCGCGCCGTGGGCAACTTTGCGTCGTCTTCGTCATAGTTGCGGACGATGGACAGGACCTTCTTCGTGGAAACGTCCAGCGTCACACGATACGGGATCTCCAGACCGGAAGGCTTGCCCTTCCACTTGTGCTCAAACCCCAGAACATCCAACTCGCAATAGCACTCGTAAATCTCCCGATCGCGATCGTCCGGGTTCATGCTATCGGTGGTCACGCCCTGTTGCGCGGACTTCTCCCGTTGCACCGCGTCAACCTCGGGCTGCATCGGCGTAGACAGTTCCGTATCCCGATACACGCCAAGGATTTGCATCCGCTTGACGGTGGACGGCTTCATGTTGATCCGGTGCGTCACCCGCTTAGCGCCGGTCAAATCCGTCGCCGCGTTGTTCACAATCAGATCATCCGCATCCACGCTTTCCGACACGGGCCGGTTGCGGAGCGGGCAGAAATAGACCTTCTTGAACGAAGACCCGCCGAAACCAAGCATGAACAACATGCGGTCGGTGTCCGGGTAATACTGCTTGTCCGTCACGGTCAGATAGTGGTTGAAATCCCGCTCAAACGCGTCCGCCA